GGTGAGTATCTACCTAATAGATGTATAGGTTCTGTTCCTATGTTTGCACCGTACTGGCAAGAATCAAATAGGCCAACGATAACGCTTCCTACTTTAATTATTGCTCTTGCACCATTCATTGTCTTTTGAGCCATTTTATTTTCTCCTTCCTATATTAATACTAATTATGCACTTGTACTAGATTGAATCTGACTAAGTTCTAATTGGATTGGGATAAACAAGATTGCTGTAGCAAGTTTAGCCTCAAGTTTAACATCAACAATTGGTCCGTTGATACTAACTTTAACATTTTTATATCCAAGTGGGGCATCGTCAGAAGCACCGATTATCTTAAGTTTTCTATATTCATCCATTTTCTTAGCAAGAAATGCTACAACCGTTGCAGAAGTGATGTCTGCAAGCGACTTACCAACAAATTGATTCTGTAAAGAATCTGCAAGTTGGATAGCAAGTACATCAGCCATGTAAGAAGCTTGTAAAGAGTTGTAAACAAAGTTTGAATCAAACCCATAAGTTGTTTGGTCAACAACCCACTTGTTACCAGCAGTTTCTTTTTGTAAGAATAACAATCCTGCATCAATAGCATCTTCAGTAGATCCAATATTTCCAGAATCAAATCCGTTTGGATCTTTATAGCTGATTACGTTAGCAAACTTGTTAGTTAAACTTCTGTAAAAACCAGCTGATTGCATTCCAACAGCGATTGCTGCCGTGTGCCATGGTAAATATTCAGTAACTACACCTTGAGAGTTAACTTGACTTGACTTTTGACAAGTAACAACAGCTCTATAAGAAGCTAATGTTTGAGCGTGAGCTTTAACATCTGCGTAGTCTGCCCATTTACTTAGCATTGCAATTCTATTTCTTTTAATTTTAATAGTTGACATTTGAAGTACATGTGACTTAATTGCAAAGTTAACCGCATCAATCGTATAAGTTGATGAGCTATCTGTAAGTCCTTCAGCGATATCTTCACTAGCATCTCTTGAGAATAATGGTAATACAAAGTTTACTTTGATACCTTCAAGAGCTGGTATTGCGTTAACGATATCAGCAGCAGTTGTACCACCTTTTGTTCCACCTTGTAAGTATAAAACAACACTTTCAGCAGGTAAACCAGCCGTTGCTGTTGCTGTAAAGTCTACAACCGCACTTGAAGCAATTGCTTTAGCGAAATCATAAGCTGCTTTCTTTAATCTACCAACTTCGTGGCTATCAGAACCGATACCAACAGTTGTTACTTCATCAAGTACTGATGGAGTAAGGTTTCTAGCGTCAGCACTTGCTGTTGCACTATATCCTGGTTGAGAGCTGATAAACGCTGCAAGATCTGCCATAGTTACAAAGTCAGAAAGTTTGAAAGAAAGGTTTGAACCTGCCCCACCGATAACTGTTGTATCGAAGTCATCTCCACTGATAGTAACTGTAGCTGCATCAGAAGCGTAGCTAATTGTTAAAGCAATTTCTGAGTTTACAGAAAAACTTTCGTTTGTATTTGTATCTTGTCTTTTTACATCAATTTGTACTTCAGGCTCTTGTGAAGAGTAGTATGCTCCAGCAGTTAACCCTGCTACAGCTAAATCACCAATAGTTGAATCAACTAACTCAAAAGATTTACCAGAACCTTTTTCGTTTGCATCAGCATCAACTACTTCTGAAATTACAATTGCATCACCTGATGGAGCACATGTAAGTGTCCCTGGTAATTGAGCATCGATTTCTGCTGCTAATTTAGTAACATCATCGTGGTCAGTCATTGTAGCACTTAAAGTTACAACCGTTGCAAGCCCACCGTTTTCTCTTACTGTAAAAGAAAGACCGTCAAAGATAGAACCGTCACCAGGAACTAGAGATGATCCAGTAACTGTTGGTCCAGCTTCGTAAGCAGCTTGTATAACTTGGTAGTAGTATTTGTTACCATCTACACCGTAATTTTTATCTTTTAATGTACCGTAAACACCTGTCTGAGCAGCAACTGAGCCACTAGCTTGTGATCCACCGTTTGTTTTAACGATATAAACTCTACCAGCAGATCCTGCAATGTTAGAGTCGTTACTAGGAGAAACTAACGCTGACATAGCATCAACAATTGGCCCTCTAAGATACTTTGCAGTAACTCTATCTAATTGTGTTGCTGAAAATACGTTATCAATTAACGATTCCTGTGTATAGTCTTGTCCACCCTCGGCTTCACCGATTATAACGATGTCCCCAGTGCTGGTAATACCAACTGGTGTAGATTTGACTGTTACTTCAGGATAAGCACCAGGTATGTTAGTGTTTACACTTGAGGTTGATAGTCTTTGAGCCATTATTTTTCTCCTTTAAAATTAAATCTTATATCCAAAATGTTCAATTCCCTTATCGAATAATTCTTTTTTATCACACTTAATAGCTTTTAAATGTATCCAAATTACTTCTTCCAAAGATTTGTCTAAATTCAACTTCTTACTAAGTCTTAGAAAATATTTTTTAAAATCTTCTCTATTTTCGCTATCTTTTTTTCCTAGCTGTTCAGGCTGTTTTTCTGCTGCAAGTGCTATTCTTTTCTTTCTAGCTTTAGCAATTTTCTCTGCATCAGTTTCTTTTTTCTTTACTGTTTTCTTTTTCTTTTCTTCTGTCATCTCAAACCCCTTGTTTATGTATTAGTCTGAGGTGTTATTTTTTTAAAAATTTTAATAGTTTTTCCGAACTAACTTCTGATTTTTTTGCTGCTACCATGTCACCACACTTTTCCATCTCTTGTTTAGGAGAGTTCTTTTTGGCAGTATCAAAATCTATATCAGCTTCATCAACCTTATGGTCTGCACCTTCTGATTTTTTAGCTTCTGCTTTTATTTTTTCTCTTCTTGCTTTAGCGTCTTTCTCACCTTGAATTTGTCCAGGTGATTTGTCGCCTTTATGTCCTTCCATCGAACCTTTCTTTCCAGATCTAATACTAGAACCGAATGTAGCGTTTTGAGCATCACTCATTTTTGTAGGTTTTTCAGTAGCATGTTCAATTTCTGCATTGTCACTACTTTTAGTTAACCTTTGATATTGAACTTCAAACATTCCTGTTTCGTTCTTTTTAAAGCTAAACTTATCTTCTTTCTTGTCTTCTTCTTTATCTTCTTCTTTATCTTCTGTATCTGAATCTGAGTCACCCTGTAAAGGAGTGTCTTCCATTTCAGAATCTTCACTACTTTCTTTCTTCTCTGCTTTTTCACCTTCAACTGGTGCTTCACTTGAAGATTCTGATGATTGTTCATCAACAGCTTGGGCAGTATCACTACTAGGCTCCGATCCTAAATCAATTTCGTGAGCAGAATTTTTAGATTTAACTAGTTTAACTATGTCTTCGTTTTTACTAAGAACCTCTTGGGCACGTTCTAACATTAGCTTTGCAACTTCCTCACTACTATATTCTTTTTTATCAGACATTTATATCCCCTATTATTTCTATTTACCTATTAAAGATTAATTCAATTCATTCAAATGAGAAGAAAAATCAATAAAAACAGTTACTTAACCTTCTCACTAGCTGCCATTTTAGGATACTCTAAATCCTTCTCACTAGGCACTTTAGGTTCTTTATCTTTTTTAGCCTTAGCTTCCATATCTTTATAGTTCTGAGAAGCTATCTTCATATACTTATTTCCAATTTTTTGTTGGTCTTTAGCCTGTCTTACAGGGCTTGTTTCTTTGAAAGTGGCCATTCTGTGCTTTTCTAGGTCTCCCTCTTTCTTTTCAAGATAGATGTCCGAAATCATCTTGAAATTTTCCATTATATCACCAATAAACTGTTCGCTTTTTTGAACGTCAATTTCCTCTTCAGGTCCATCACATTCACAATCACAGTCTTTTTTATCTTTACACTTTTCAAGCTTTTTTGTCTTACCTTTGGCCATAACACTAGTTGTATCTGCTGGTACAGAGTCTGGACTCATTTCTGCAACATTATTTGAATCCAATACGTCATCAATAGCATTTTTCTTACTAACTTTCTTAACACTTTTATATAGTGATTTTAGTAAATTATTTGCTTTTTCTTCTAATTCTTTATTCATCTTTACCTCTATTTAACGGTTAATAATGTTTTCATTATTCTTAGATTCTTGGTT